AGGAGCGCTAAACCGCAGACCAGCAACCTGTTTTGTCTCTGTTAGCTGGAACCCACGTGTGTCACAGTCCTTGCACCTGTTAGGCTTAGCAAAACGTGTACCATCTTTCTTTGTCTTGTATGTCTTACCCTGTCCCTCACAGGTAGGGCAAGTGAAAGCTTTGGTACGATAGATAAGCTCAGAGTTAGCTTTGACTGCATCCTTGTAGTCATCCACAGTAGATGTGAAGTTAAACAGATCAACCCATTCTTTCTTGTTAATCATCCGGCGAGAGAATACTACCTGAGACATCTGCTCACGACTGTTGAGGTTGACGGGTGTATCACCCATAAGCTGACGCACCTTCTTCTGTAGGCGATCCTCTATCTCTGCCTTCTCACTCTCGAACAGTTCCCTCACTCGCTCCAACTCTTGAAGATCGACTTTGATTCCTGACATATACATTCTGGTAAGGGTTTTGCAGGTAGTAAAGGTTGTATCTCTAATGACTGCGAGGCTTTCGGACTCAGGCTTGGCATAGTCTGCTTCGATGCTGTGGAACAACCAGCTAGTTGAGAGGATGTCGCACCTAAGATAAAAGCTAAGCTCATCAAGAGGTATCTCGTTAGTGTTGTAACCCTCTTTGAAGTATCTCTTGAGCGTGTCATCCTTTTGTACCTCTAGCTTTCTACGTTCAGCACATGCGCCTAAGTTCAACTCACTGCGCTGACCCCTATCAAGTATGTACTCAGCAAGCATCGTATCGTAGATCAAGCCATCATACTTGAAGCCTGACTCCCACAGCCACATCAAGTCGTGCTGTGCATTGTGCATAATGAGTAGTGTAGTTATGTCGAGGATATCCTGCACAAGCTTACGCCCAGCGCCGGATGTATCCTTAGCCTCGTCATGGTCTATGTTGACGATGTGTAGTTCATCGTGGTTGTCAGCGTTAACCATACCAACCTGGACTAGCTGATTGCTAATCTCAAAGGGGTCCATATGTTTCTTGCCGTTGCGTAGTGTGGTACTATTCTCAACGTCTAATACTAATCTCATGTATCTTCCTCAAGTAGTAATAACTTCAACCTGCGAATAGAGCCAGCTGTCCATTGCCCCCTGCCCGACACAGTTGAAACATTTTGACGATTGAAGATGTCAGCAATAGCTCTCAGGCTCATGGAGCCGTCTGGATCATACCTCTTGAGCAACGGGAGCTTGTCTTGCGCATTGGCACGGAACTTCGCTGTACGGGCCTCTCTGGCGTTCCTAGCCGTATCCACGTTTCCTTTGCCGCCAACATAAACACCGTCACGATATGCGCCTAGTTGAACCCCCCTCGCCTTCGCCTTCTGTAGACCTTCAAGGGTAAGCTTTCTATGATTTAGCATGTCTCTTCCATGTATCTTGCCATGACACGCCTCACAGCAATCTACTATGTTAGTAGAAAGGTCAGTGCCACCTAATGCTTTAGGTAGTATATGATGTTTGTGTAAGTATTCTACTTCTACGTTGCAACATTGGCATCTCATGTGTCTCTCCTACGCACTGTATATTGAGCGTGACCCGTCTAAGACACAGGTAATCTTACCTTGATATCCATTCAGCTTATTCTTGGCTAGGTTAAGGTAACGAACTGGATCTTCATCCTCACCCTCAGCCTGTTGCGTCTTACCGATCAAGACCATCAGGTCAGCCTCAGCAGCCTTGCCTGTCTTAGATCCCTCCATCATGGACTGGTTAAGGTCAGCCTTACCTTCTGCCTCAGCAGATAACTGTGACATCCAGATCACACAACAGTCGTACTGCTTAGCAATGTTACGTGCATGGATAGCAGCAGCCTTGAGTGTGATGTCACTCCTCTCACTACTTATATCTGCGAACTTATCGCCCATGTCAAGCACTACAATGTCAGGCTTCTCTTGCTTAACAACAGACTCAACCCATGCCATACCCTTGCCTGTGCTGTCCTTGAACAAGACATTCTTACGGATAGACTCATAGCGTTTATGTGCTAAGGCTTTGTTCTCACGCACTTCTTTCATAGTCATGTTGGATGAAGCGCTGATGTATCGTGCAGCCACACGGGTGTATGCCTCTTCGTTACACAACACGATACACTTAGCACCTTGATGTGCGAACCCGCCACCCGCTGCTATAAGACTGGCATGGAAAGAAGTTTTACCAGTATTGGGACGAGCGCCAACCAACACAAGATGGCCACCGCTAACGCCTTCCACCCTACGAGCCAGTGAAGAGATGTTAAATCCCCATCGTGATTCAAGAAGCGTTGCATCAAGGATTGTGTCAAGGCTATTGTCATCCCAGTCAACGCGCAGATTAGGAGTAAAATCATTCTTGTATTCCTCTAGTAGTTGACGCAAAGGTTCAAGGCTATCCTCTGTACCATTCACAAAGTCGAAACCCAAGTTTGCTACACGATCACCAACGTGTTGTTGAAATAGCTGTGACAGTGTGTCCTGTGCTATCTCTTCTTTGATAGGCTCAGTGATTGCAATACGCTTGAACAGATCCTCATATGCTCCACGTGTAGCTGTGGTCATGCTTGCGTTCATACGATTGAAAACAGCTTCTAAGTCAGCAACAGTTAGGTTACCATCATATGCTTCCATAGCACCATCAAGTGCCTGCTTAATCTTACGCACATCTTTACTGAAGATCTTATCTGGGCAGCGTATGCCCTTGTGCTGGTCATAAAAGGTACGATCTAGTAACGTCTTAATCAGTGCCAGTTCCATCATTTTTTATGTCTCCTACAACAATACGGTATATAACTTCTAGTGCTACCAAGGGCCAGCATAGTGCAAACTTTATAGGGCCATTACGATCTTCCTCAGGATCTTCTGGCTCAACCATATGGTAGAACAAGGGTAGTGCTAACACATACACTGCGAAAGCACCACCCAGAAAATACATTCCTTCATCACTCATGTTGTATCTCCACATAGTAAGAACCTTCTGCGCTTTTGTATGCAGCCATCAAGTCCATCCACTGCTGTGCACTCATGATTAACATCTGGTATTGTTCCATGTCAGGTTCAAACTGTCTCATGTAGACAACACCATCATCACCAAAGATAATCTCTACATCCTCGTGCATGTTAGTCTGATCTAGTGTGGTAACAATGGATGCATCTGATTCAAACTCAACTGTGAACATCTGAACCCTCCGCTACAAGAATGTTGACGTGTGCCACGTTACCCTCAACACGGGTGATGACATACTCTAGCCCAGCCTTGGTGAGTAACAATCTTAGTTGTCCTACAGGTATCATGTCTGTTCCTTTCCTTGTAACTTTATCAACCTATCCAAGTACCACTGAGACTTGAGTAGATCCTCTTTCTTATTCTTGTAACGCCAGCGGTGCAGGTATTTAGCAATGTTACCACGCAGGTAGCCTATGTACTCCTCTGTGGTTAGGAAGTCTTCGATGTAGTCGATACACTCAATGCTACCCTTGCCGTAATGCGCTGGGTTGTTCACGTTATCGGGTGTATGCTCGGCTAACACTGCTTCACTAAACTCGTGATCTCGCATTACGCTCTCCTTATATGCTTTCTCTTCTGCTATGAGTTTCTTCCATTGGCTGTTAATCATTCTTCCTCCAGACAGAAGCCACACCATGTGCCTCTACTAGCATTACCACAACTGACACACTTGCGCCACTTATTCTTTTCATCACGCTCTTGAGATGCCTTGCGTTCTTCATCCGTCATGGGTCTTATCATTGTCTGTCTCCCAGTATAAGCCTGTCTTAACCAGTGACACAAAGCCTACGTTAAAGATAGCAGCGAATGTCTTAGGGTCACACTCTACCTGCAACGTGGCACTGCCATCCTCATGCTCTGTTATGTCAGTTATCTTGACGGGTTCACTTACATACTTAGTCATCCACTATCTCCTGTTTCTTTCGTTCATCTGTGTAAGCCTTACGAGCAGCATAAGCAGCTCTCATGAGCACAACATTAGTATCATCATTAGATCTAGAATACTCAGCATAAGTAGCATAAGCAGTATGATAAGCCGTTTTAAGTTCCTCTAGCTTAGTCAAATGATTCATCCTCCGTTAGTGCATCCCATGAGACAGGGAATAGTTCAATCATCTTATGGTCGATCTGTTGAGCAACCACCCGTGTCTCTGCTTGAGTATCGGACTTGCAGCGCAGGTTACACATATCAGAAAAAGCATCTAGGCTACCCGACCAATACCACTCCGTCATAGTAGACTGTGGGAGTACCATACGGGCTTGCTCAGGAGCAACTTTTGCTTCTAACAATGCTCTATATGCAGTCAATGCCATGTAAGGGTAGTCGTCTACTATACATTGATCTAGTTCGCCTAGCGTAACAACACCATCAGAGCCTTGCTTCTTATCAGCACTACGTCCACGCCATGCGTCAGGTGTGTAGAACTCAGGCTCATCATCAACGTAACGCCTAGATATTTCGTTCCATCTCAAGAACTTATGCTTGACTAACTGTCGTGCTACAAAGATAGGAGCCTTAACGTGGAAGGATGCGAAGCAGTGACCAAATGGACTGATATGTTTCTCTCTTGCAAGATACTGGATCAGCTTATCATCTTTCTTCTTGAGGCGTGGTGGCCCCCATGGATCATCTTCCATCTCACTTGTCTTACCAAATGATACCCTTGCTGCGTTAGCTACTGTTAAGTCACTACCCATATGGTCAATGTATGTTGCTTTTATCATCTGCATATCTCCTGTAGTTTCTCTATGTCCTCTGGCATACGATACTTAACGTCATCAGATAGACTTAGTGCTGTTGTTTGTTTACCTGTCCATAGCTGTATCTCTCTGCGATACTCAATAGTCTTAGCTACTGCGTCAGGATCTAGTGCAATGACAGCCTTATCATACTCACCTATCTTGTCAAAGTGTTTTGTGTTCATACTCGTACCCAGGATTGCCATGCATGTAACATTAGGGAACTCTTGATAGGCTACCATAGCTGACACAACATCCTCTACAACAAGCATGATACCACCTGTACCAATGGTGTAGTAGTTAGCAGCACCAGTATAGCGATACCACT